GCTGCTATCGGTCCGTTGTCAATCGGATTCGGAAAAGTGGCAAAGGGAATCTCTGACACGGTAACGACCGGACAGAAATTTGTGTCCGGAGCTGCAAAGATAATCGCAAAGATTACGGCAAAGACAGCAGCCACGGCAGCAACGACCGCAGCAGATACGGCATCGACCGCAGCCACAGCAGCCGGAACAGTAGCGACAACAGCACACACGGCAGCAACGACCACGGCGACCGCAGCAACGACAGCGTTCGGAGTAGCGTTGAAAGTTCTGCAAACGGTCGGAGTTGTGGCAATTATCGCAGCAATTATCGCAGCAATAGTTCTGTTGATTAAAAACTGGGATAAGGCAAAAGAAGCCGTAACAAAATTATGGTCGCATATCAAAGAAAAATTCAATGCAATCAAAGAGAGCATCACGGGAGCATTCACGAAAGCGAAAGAGGCGGTCACGAATAAGGTCAAGGAAATCGGTGACAGCATAAAAAACAGCACAATAGGACAAGCAGCCTCGAAAGTATTCAACGGCGTAAAGGACACGGTTCACAATGTCATGTCGGCAGCGACCGAAACGGCAAAGGAAAAACTGGGAAACATGAAAACCGCCTATGAAGAAAACGGAGGCGGTATCAAGGGCGTTGTTGCTGCCGGATGGGAGGGAATCAAAGGATATTATTCAGCAGGATTCACATTCGTTGATAATTTATCCGGAGGGAAACTCTCTGAAATCAAATCGAAATTCTCTGAAAAGACATCGGAAATCAAAACAAAGGTTTCCGAGGGTTGGGAGAATATGAAAACCACCGTCACGACAAAAATGACGGAATGGAAAACCAACGCATCGAACAAACTGAATGAAATCAAGTCAAATTTCTCGACAAAGGTTTCAGACATCAAGTCCAATGTCTCGACAGGTTGGGAGAATATGAAAACCACCGTCACGACAAAAATGACGGAATGGAAAAACAATGCAACGAATAAATTGACGGAAATCAAATCCGGATTCTCCTCAAAAGTTTCGGAGATAAAATCAAAATGGTCGACTGATTTCACGAATATAAAGGACAAAGCGACCTCCCTCATGGAAACAGCAAAGTCCAATGTGTCAACAAAACTCGACCACATGAAATCCGCATACAGTGAAAAAGGCGGGGGAATCAAGGGAATTGTGTCTGCTACGTTTACGGGCATAAAAGACACAATGAACTCTCTCATGGGTACGGCGAACACTCTGACAGGTGGAAAACTTGACAGCATCAAATCGGCATTCTCAAGCAAATTAGCGAGTGCGAAATCGACCGCATCGTCTGCGATGGAGAGCATCAAATCATCATTCTCCTCAAAGATGGAATCCGCACACGGAGCGGTGACAGGTGCGTTGTCAAGAATCAAATCGGCGTTCAATTTCAAATGGTCATTGCCACACTTGAACCTGCCTCATATTAGCGTGAGCGGAGGGAAAGCACCATACGGAATCGGAGGAAAGGGTTCACTCCCGTCATTCTCGATTCAGTGGTATAAATCCGGCGGTATCATGACAAATCCGACTGTGTTCGGAATCAACGGCAGCAGCCTCATGGTAGGAGGCGAGGCAGGCGACGAGGCAATCTTGCCACTTGCAGAATTTTATAACAAATTGAACAACATCCTCGACAAGAAACTGGATGCAGTTCAAAAATCAAATATTGTGTATGTGACGAATCACACATACATCGACGGAGACGAGGTTGCAAGCAGAACCGTGTCAAGGGTTGATGCACAGATGGTCACAGACAAAAGGAAAGGGAGGTAAAACAAGGCGATGAAGATAAACGGAACAGACATCAGAGTGTACAACGCAAAACAGTTGACCGCCGATGTGCAGCCTCCCTCAATCATGAATAATTATGAATGGTTGTCGGGAGCAACACTCCCGACAGAACTTGAGACAGATGTTCAGATGGGTCATTTGAAACTGTCAATCTATTTCAAGGGCAAGGACAGGAACAGCATCATCCGTTCTGCGTCAGAATTTATGATGAATTTCACAAAGCCGTGCAGGTTGGAACTTGACGGCTACAAAGGAACATATATCGGGTTCATCACATCAAATGACTATGAGAAAAAGAATGTGAAACAGAGGTACGTCGTAAATGTGGAATTTGACGGCTTTTTCGTCGATGACGACCTCTCAATCACATTCGACGGGAAAACCTCCACATCGTTCTATAAAGTGGGTACAAGAGACGCTCCGTGCGTTGTGGAGGTATATGCAAAGAGTACATTGACGAATTACACAATCTCCGGACTGGGAGAGGACGACATTATCATTGAGAGTTTGGCAGCAGGAAAGACGGTTGTGATAAACGCAAAGACAGGACTTGTGACAATCGACGGGGCAAATGCATTCGACAAGGTGAACATGTGGACGTTTCCGGTATTAAAGACCGGAGAAACAGCACTCACATTCTCCAACACAAAGGCGAGAGTGACTATCAGATACACGCCTATGTGGATTTAGGAGGTGAGAACATTGCAGATTTTTAATGACAAAAAGAAAAGAATCGGAACATTGTCCGGGTTCAAGAGCAGGGAAATCACCACGACACTGGATTCCGGAGACAAAGAGTTGTCGTTCACTTATCCGGCAGCAGGAGCATTGGTTGACCTGTTAAAAGAAGAATATTATATACGCACCAAAACGGACGAATATGTCATCAAAGCGGTTGAAAAGGGAGAACAATTCAACAAATACACAGCAGTCCTCAATGTCGAGGAGTTGGAGGGAGCAGCGTTCCCGTATGGGTTTGAATCGGATGAACAGACAATCAAGGCATGTCTTGAGTTTGCGTTTAAGGGTACGGGATGGCATGTCGGAACATGTACCGTCACAAAGAAAAGAACCATTGACGAGCAGGAGTGTGTCACGGCATGGGATGTCCTGCAAAAGTGTCTCACGACATACCGTTGCGAGTGCATCATTCATTCACTGACAAAGACTGTTGACATCTATGACAGGATAGGAAGTGATAAAGGGTGTTATTTCATGGAGGGATTAAACCTCCGGAAAATATCTTTGAAGTCGGACACCTATGATTTTTACACAAGAATCTATCCAATAGGCAAAGACGGCATCACGCCGAAATGGCTGACCGGAAAAGATTACATCGACAATTTTCAGTACAGTTCCAAAATCAAGGCGTATGTTTGGAAAGACGAAAGATATACCAATACCACAAGTCTGATTGAGGATGCGACAGCAAAGATTGAGGAAATGTCAAGACCATACAAGGCATACACCGCAGAGGTGGTTGACCTTGCGAAAGCATCAGAGGAATACAAAGACATTCTCTCATACGGAATCGGAGATACAGTCACGCTTGTGTCAAAGAAAACGAGGACGAGGGAAAAGCAGAGGATTGTCAAAATCACAGAATATCCGGAATCACCGGAAAAGAACACGGTTGAGATTTCCAATGCGAGAAAGACATTTGCAGAGATTCAGAAAGAGGAGACGGCAACAGCAACCGAGGAGGCAATCTCAATCGCAAACAACAACACGAAAAAGGTGTTGCGGGATGGATATTATACAAAAACAGATGTTGAATCACATATCACGGCAGCGAAAGACGAAATCAGTTTAGGCGTTTCGCAGGTGTATGAAACAAAAAAGACTGTATCGGAAAAAGTCGCAGCAGCAGAGAAGAACGCTAATGCAGCGACCGACGAGAAGTTGACAGAGTATTCCACCACGGAGGAGATGAACTCGGCAATCGACATGAAAGCCGATGAAATCAATTTAGGAGTGTCAAAGACCTATGAGACAAAGACCTCTGTGTCGGAGAAGATTACCGCAGCAAATAAGACGGCACAGGATGCAGCCAATGCAGCAGAGAAGAACGCTAATGCAGCGACCGACGAGAAGTTGACAGAGTATTCCACCACGGAGGAGATGAAATCGGCAATCGACATGAAAGCCGATGAAATCAATTTAGGAGTGTCAAAGACCTATGAGACAAAGACCTCTGTGTCGGAGAAGATTA